GATGTCCAAACTGCTTTCCGTGCAGCAGCCGCAAAGGCAGCAGAAGGAAACGAAGACATTCAAGCAGCGCTCGACGAGCGCAGCGCCCGCTAACAACAGAAACTAGCCCCCAATGCGTGTATCTGCCCGAACACGGGGGGCGAAAGTAATGGCGCATGCCGTAACTGCCTCAATCTCCTCATTTGTGGTGTTGCCTCTAGTCTTGCTTTCGTCCCCTGCTTTTGCGTACCCAGTTCCACAATCTCAGCGCGAGTATGACCAGTACATGGCGGAAGCGACTCTCGCGGTAGACGAGGCAGACACGGCACTCAATGCTGGTCGTCAAACGCTACTCGATTCAGTATTGCAAGTTTCACGAACTGAAGAATCGCTAATAACTTCAGAATACGTTCTGAATGAGACCACCACCGCACGTTCCGAGGCGCAGAGCGCATACGACGTGGCACAGCAAGAACTCACCGACGCACAGTACGACTACGACAACAACCTCATCCCCGACCCTGAGCAACCTGACGTCAGGCCAATCCCGGGCCTTCGAGTAGAAATTTACAATCAAATCAACTCGGCGGGAACTAGCATTCCTCCTCGCTCAACTAATTACAATCTTTGCAAGACAGTTACCTATACCCACATCAGCGACAACTGGGGTGGCGGAAACATTGATGGTTGTGGCAACGACTATGTCATGCTTCACTACACGGGATACCTGACCGTTCCCGAATCAACCCCGTACGGGTATGACTTCCTCAACATTGCCGACGACGGTTGGTACATGACTCTTGACGGTGTCGTCGTCAATGACAACTGGGTGCTTAAGGGGTGCGGTGGATGGTGGAGTGCCAAGCAACACCTCGAGGCAGGTCGCTCATACGCAATTGATGCGTGGTACTTCGAGTGGGGTGGCGGAGCCTGCTCAACTCTCTACTACGACAACGGATATAACTGGGGAGTAGTTCCCGCATCGTGGTTCACTCAAAATGAAGTTGTTCCTGTTGCCTATATACATGACCCAGCGCTACTACTTATTCTGGAACAAAAGCAGGACACTTTTGACCTCGCATCAGCGTCCCTGAGTGACGCCCAGTTTGAGTACGGAAGTGCGTCCAGTTCTTACGAGTCTGCTGTTCAGGCATATGACCAAGCGGTTCAAGTCAAAGCACAGGCAGAAGAAGTTATCCCGTCGCTGGAACTAAACCTGCAGACTGCTCTAGATATTCGTGACTCAATTCAGCCGTACATTCCATATGTTGAACCAGAACCAACCCCCGAACCCACTCCCGAACCTACAGTTGAACCAGAACCAGAACCAACCCCCGAACCTACAGTGGAGCCAGTTCCGCCTACTACCGAAGAGGTACTAGACGAACTGTGGGCGGAGGCAACACAAGATGACATTGTCATCTCCGAAGAACTCGCGGCCATTCCAGTCCTCGGTAGTGCAATTGTTGCTCTGGCTGACGCCATCAACTTTGTCAGCAATGTGGGTGCTGATATGACTCCCGAGGTCCGCGAGCAATCTGAAAAAGTCGTTGTCTCCGCCATCATCGTAACCCAAGTCGCCACTCAGGCTGCTGCAACTGCGACGCTCGCAGCGTCCAGTAGTGCATCTGCAGGTGGCTCCACCTCAAGCGCAGGAAGGAGGATTAAATGAAAAATTTTCTAAACGATGTTGTGGGACAGTTGTGGACATTGCTCGGCATGTTTGTTGCATGGGTAGTTCTCGAAGGCTCCGCCAAAGAGGTAGTCGGATGGCTTATCCTCATCACTCTATTCATCTGGGTCATCACGTATCCGCTACGTAAGCCCAAGGATGACGAATAAAATACGCGGTAAAATGGGATAGTACTGTTATATCAACAGTTCAACCACTACTACTACCACTCAGAAAGTAATAAAATGGCAAGCCCTGCACAATTCCCTATTGATGGGAAACCCGGAAAGGACTGGAAGGTTACTTCCAGAATGGGGTGGCGTATTCACCCTGTTTCAAAAGTAAAAAAGCACCACAACGGTACCGACATTATTTCCAAGCACGAACCCTGCTGGATTGAGTCACCATACGCAGCAACTGTCATTGGAGTTGGAAACAACCCCAGTGGTTTTGGAAACTCAGTAACGCTTCGTCACAATATCCAAGGTAAGCCCTATGTGACCGTCTACGCTCACATGAAGAACGGCTCTATCAAGGTCAAGAAGGGTCAAGTCATTGAAGCAGGTACTCCTCTTGGAAAGATGGGCACCACTGGCGTATCAACTGGTAAGCACCTTCACTGGGAATTACAGGCTGGTAAGAAGTGGGTCTGGAACGCAAAAGGTAAGGGATTCATCGAGCCCGTCGCTTTCTTTGACTCTCTCATCAAGTTGGAGCAGTCAGTTTCTACCGCACCAGTCGAGACTCCAGATGACGCCCCTGTAGCACCCGCACCAACCCACGACGACAAGGGAGCAACCGAGATTGCAAAGGCTGAAAAACCTGTTGTAGCCGTTGTCGCCCCCAAGGCTCGCTCAACGGTAAAGCAAGGCTCAAAGGGCGCTGATGTCAAGTACCTTCAAAAGAAACTTGGACTCACTGCTGACGGAATCTTTGGCCCCAATACAAAGAAGTCTGTAGTTGACTTCCAAGCAAAACACAACCTAACTGCTGACGGAATCGTCGGACCTATGACATGGAAGGCCATTGGCTAACTAAAATGGTACGTATGCCCGAACAAGACCCCACTACCCGTGAGTTGTACATCATGCTTTCAAGCATCTTGGACACTCTCAAGGACATGCGAGAAAACATGTCAACGCGAGACTTTGTAGATGCAAAGTTCTCTGCGTTTGACGCTCGTATGGCACGTCTTGAATCGGACATTGCCGAATCCAAAGGGGATGTTGAGTCCGTCGAAACTTTAATGAATCGACGGCTCGACACCCTCGAGGAGCAACGACAAATTGACCTCAAGCAAATAATTCAAATCAAGAGCGCACGTATCAACATTATGCTTGTCGCGGCGTTGTCTATTGTCGGAAACTTGATTGTACTTTTTATCTCGACATTATCGGGGAAATGATTGACCCTATGGTAGTATCTCCTATAGGAGGTTCACACCATGTCTCTAACAGACGAACTGATTCACCTTACAACCCTTCACCACAACGCTAAACAGCGTTGTAAGATTCAGGAATTTCTTGATTCTTCCTTGTTCACGGACGAGGACCGAGACACATTCCTTGTTGTGATGGACAACCGTTCTGTGTACACATCTAAGATTATGCCTCTGCTTCGCAAGCGTGGTCTGAATGCATCTGATGCAACGATGAACCGACACCGTCGACTTGTCTGCTCGTGCTATCTCAACACGAATGTTCAGGGATAATCATGGCTGACTTCTCAGAGGAACTTGCCAATCTGGCAAAGTCTGGTCCGACTGGCTCGGACACTAAGCAGACCAATACCCCAGAATCGTGGCGTCCTCGAGTAGAGGTCGGACCCGACGGTGGATTTATCATCTCCACTGCTAACGCTGAGGGCAACACCCCCGGCGCAGAAGAGATTCTGCGTGAACGCGGACTTGACCCCGAAGAGTGGATTGTTACGTCCGTCCGCAAGGGTGCGTGGCAAACTTTCCACGGAGACTGGCTTGAGTCAGTCCGAGTAAATATCAAACCCGCACGTTTAGTAGTCGAGCGTGACTTTGACCTTGAACAACTTGTTGAACATATCCAGAAGTGGCGTCCCGAAAAGGGAACCAAAATGGCTACTGGACTTGGGGCATATGTCCACGTCGGTGCTGACAAGCAGATTGGTAAGAAGGCTGGCTCTGGTGGAACTGAGCAGACAGTAGGTCGAATCCTTGAGGCAACTGAAGCAAGCATCCAGAAGTTCAAGGGATATCAGAAGATGGGTCTCTCCTTTGGAACAATTCTTCTTCCCGAAGTTGGTGACCACGTCGAGGGCAACGTCTCACAAGGCGGTCGTCTTCAGGGACTGGCAGCCTCAGACCTCGGTCAGACGGAGCAGGTTCGTGTCGCTAGACGAATGTTGCTTAATCAAGTCAAGTCATTTGCCCCTCTTGCCGAACGCATCATCGTCCCCGTCATCAACGGAAACCACGACGAAGTGACTCGTCAGGTTGCAGCGGACCCAGCAGACGGATGGAACGTCGAGATTGCATCGGCAGTTCAGGACGCCTGTGCCGAGAACCCTGCTCTTCAGCACGTTGAGTTCCGCTTCCCTGCGTCAGGACACCAAACACTCGCTGTCGATGTTGACGGCACGTTGCTTGGTCTATTCCACGGACACCAGTTCTCACGCGACGTCGAGAAGTATCTCAACGGACAAGCAATGGGGCAGACTGCAATTGGTGGTGCTGACGTTTGGATTTCAGGACACTATCACCACTTCAAGTCGCAGGACGTCGGTTCTCGACTATGGGTGCAGGCTCCGACAGTTGACCCCGGCTCAGATTGGTACCGAGACCGCACAGGTGCATCTTCACTTCCTGGCGTTCTAACAATGGTGCTTGGCGGGGACTATGACCCGCGCGAGTTCATCAGCATTATCGGCGTCAAGTAGAACGCTTTTTCTTCGAGGAACGGGCAGACTTAGTTGCTCGCTCTTTAAAGTATGCGTCCACGGCGTTGGCACTGGTGCGACTGCGCCACGCAAAGCCACACTGACCGCACGTTACAAGTTTGGTTGTCGCCCAGCGTCCACCGTTCTTTGAGGGAACTTCCTCGGTAGACAAGTTGCTAGTACGAGCAGAGCAGTACGGGCACTGTGGGTAGCGTCGGCGTCGCGCCTCTTCGCCATTGGCGTCTACAGAGAGAGTACGGCGAATCTCCATCTCGTCACGTCCACCCCAAATACCCCAGATTTGTTTATGTTCTAGAGCAAATAGCATGCACTCTTTTCGCACGGGACAACTAAAGCAAAGGTTCTTTGCCTCATACTTTTTCTCAATCTTCGCCGAGAAAAAATTTTCTTTGATGTCCTCGTTTTCAGGTTTAGAGCACTCTGCGTCGTTTTGCCATTTAAATTCTTCATTGGTCACTAGACCAAGACCTCCACCCATGTAGTGGGCAAGATGTCATCGACTATGTCTCCGTAGAAAGTTTCACCATCGTCTTCACACACAGTCGGGTCAGACTCTTCATCGACGCAACCAGCGTATCCTTGAGTAAAAATTGACCTGTCGAGAAGTGCATACGCCTGACCAAGAGAATCTACATACCCACTTCGTTGAATGTGGGAAGCAAGAGCCCGTCTAACAACATCATTCTCAAGGTCTACATGTCCATATGTCACAAAAACTGTGCACATTGGAAGTACAGAATAGTAACCTTTACCATTCCAGTCTTCCCAAAGGGACTCACCGATACGAGAATTTGCCATACCCCATTATATCAAGGTTATGGCAAAAATCCGTTGATACTAGCGGATGCGTACGTCTAGTTCTTGGATGTTGTAGTCGAGACCGTCGAGGAACGGCTCTTTTTCGTCCGTCGAGCGAACGTAAATTTTGCTGGTTCGAATAGCCACGATGCGACCGCGACGACCATTGTGGATTGTTCCACGGTCACCAATAAATGCATTGTGCTTGATGCGGACTTCGTTTCCAATCTTAAGCATTCCAGGCTGAGCCGACACCCACATTTCTTCTGCCTGCTCAGGAATAATTGCATAGCCACGAACAAGGTCTTTGAAGAGGTCGAGTGCTTGGTCAAGGTGTTCCTGAGTCGGAACATTGCTTGCGTCAACTTTTTCCCACTTTTTTAGCAGGTCTATTACAAGTTCAGCAACGGGCTTGCGGACTTTTGCGCCAGCAAGTTGCTCTTTCACCCAATCAAAGTTAATAGTCATGGTGTCTCCTTAGTGTCTCTACAGTATACCAAAAAATATGGGCTGAGTCCGAAGACCCAGCCCAAATTTTAGACGTTCTTTAGAACGGGCTGTCCGCAGGTGCCGACGGAAACGAAGGCGCTGCAACAGGAGGTGCAACTGCAGGTGCAGGTGCGGGGGCAGGAGCAGGGGCCGCCATAGGAGCGGGTGCAGGTGCACCAGCAACAGGAGCGCCAGCAACAGGAGACGAGGCGTACGGGAAGTACTTCTTGAACTCGTTGCGGGTATCGCCGTTCCAAACACGGCTACCAATGGTAGCGCGGAAGGGACGACCAGTGAGGGCCTGCTCAATCTGAGCGTTTCCGGGGTTGGTAGCGAAGAAGTCGTCACCGAGTCCGAGGGCACGCATCTTCGAGAAGAAGATAGCGAGAGCGTTCTTGTTCTCAGGCGAGATAACGAGGTTATCCCAAACAAGACGCTTTGCGTACGGTCCGACCTGTACTTCCGCCTTGATGGCGAACATGGTCTTTCCGCTCTGTGAAGTCTTGGTAGTTGCCTCCAAGACCTTCAGTTCGTAGTCGCCGTCAGGCAACGGTGAATAGTCTCCTCCAGATGCATCTTTTGCATCGCGGACGAGGTCTCCCCAGTTGAGTGAACTCATGGGTAGTGTCTCCTATCGTTTTGTTGTGTGTTGGTAGTTGAAGTGTATCACGAAGTTGGCTTAGCGCCGAACACCATGTCAAGCATGCGTTCCACACCAAGATTTTCTTGCTCTACGATAGCACCGAGACGGCCCTGAACACGTTCACCAGCCTCGTACTTTTCCGTACGCTCAACGTACATACGACGCACCTTGTAGGGCGGTTGCATGACGTCAGGGTTCGGGAAGTGTTCGATAGTAATTGCGCCCAGAATGTCGTACAAGTACGGAGCCTGAACTGCCAATTGACCTTGGAGGTAGGGGTGAGCCAGACCATCCTTATCGAACTTCGCCATCGCGGTGAGGACAATTGCCTCAAGCGGTGCCGTGGGGTGCATGGTGAGGTCGCGGACGTCACGAAGGAATGAACCCATGTGGCGAAGAAGTTCGCCCCACTGTTGCATCTTCATGGCTTCAGTACCTGCAATGTTGTCCATGCACTTAATTTGCAACTCCGAGATGGAGTCGATGATAAGCGACTTGAACTGGTGCTTACCCAGTTGAAGCCACTGATACGCCTTGAGAACAACATCCCAGTTGTGAACTACCACAACACAGGTGTCCCAAGTTCCGTCTGCCATTGGAGGTTCCTCTGAGAGAGGGTTCCAGTACTTGACGTTGATGGGTAGGAAGCGGTGTCCACCCTCAACATCGAGCATCAGACGGGGGTACGGTGCGGTAACGGCGAAGGTTGATTTACCAACCTTGGATTCACCGTAGACCATCATGGTCAGTGAGCGCTGAATTTCAGACACTATGCACTTCCTTTCTGTTCTTCTTTTCCATAATAAGCATATGGGTCGCCCTTGTCAAACTGGGCATCGATTGCTTGCTCAACGGCGGAGCCGTCGTCAAACATGGGGCAGATGGAATAGAACTGGCACTTCCATCGGCAATCAGCGCTGGGGCGTGGGTAGGCAACATCTTGATGTGCAGTCCCCTCGTCCAACGCAATCTTGGTCTTCATCAGGTCGCCAATGACACCGTGGATACGCTTCCAAAAGGAACGTACCGTGAAGATGTTGTGGCGAACTTCGAACTGGTCGTAGAACGGAGGCTTAGAAGCGGTGGTGCGCTTTACCTACCTCAGCAGGGTAAAAATTCCACCCTCTGAGCGGTCGTCCGAGTCTTTGTTCTGGGCGTGTTCCAACATCATGTATGTCAGAATCTGCTCGTTCATATGGGCGGTCTCAGCAAACTGAGCAAACGAACCACCA